CAGTCGTCGACGCCGGGCACCGACTTGACCTCGACGATGGTGCCCCACTCCCGGTCGTAGTCGATGACCCGGAGTCCGACCACCGGCACTTCGCCGCTGGTCAGCCGGTGCGTGGTGTCGCCCCGGTCCGCATGGATGCCGCTCATGACGCCTCCCGATTGACCGGCAGGTCGTCGGTCAGCGGGTGCATCTCGCGGGCCACCGCGATGCCGTACTTGCGCACGTCGAGCAGCCAGCACACCGATGACGGGCTGTCCGGTGCGGCGTGTGTTCGGCAGGTGGTGCAGAGCGGGCTCGGCATCTCCAGCATGGAACGCTGGTGGAAGTCGGCGTGCGGGTCGTCGGTGTGCTGCGGGATGGGGATCGGGGGGACCCCCCGGATCTCTGACATGGGGATGCCTTTCTCGGGGTGGGTGGATGAGTCGGATGGCTCGCCGACCGCACCGATCCAGCGACCGGTGCGGTCGACGTGCTAGCCGAAGAACAACTTGGAGGTGATGCGGCCACCCATGTAGGTGACGTTGGCCGACCCGGGGAACGAGCCGCACGCACGGTAGGACCGGATGACCATGCTGTACGGACCGGAGCCGGACGAGATGGTGACCGAGCCCTTCGACCCGACGATGGCGGCGACCCGGGTCAGGGTCATGCCGTTCTTGATCGCACGGAACTCGGTGCGAGACATGCACGGCCGAGTGTCGGCCGACGCTGCCGGTGCGACACCAACGGCGGTGAGCATGGCGGCGGCGACGAGTGCTGCGATGGTGATCTTCTTGCGGAACATTGGGGATGATCCAATCTTGTGTTGGAGAGACGAGCCGGACGGCTCGCCGAGCCAGCCGTTTAGTGACTAAACGACGGGCTCGACGTGCTAGCCGGGACGGTTGTGCACGATGACCTCGGTGTCGCTGACCCGCCGGATGCGGGCAGCCTGACCGTCGGCCAGGTGCAGCGCGGCGCGCCACACCTGCGGGTGCACGGTGTAGGTGATGACCGGGGCAGGCTGACGCTTCGGCTCCGGTCGGGGCATCGGCCGCCTCACCCGCACTCACCGGCGTGGACGAGGTGACAGGTTGGGCAGGTCGGTGCGGGTGCCTTCGACGTGGCGTACCCGCACACCTGGCAGACCGGCAGGGTGACCCGCTCGACCTCGGTGGCCAGGTGGTACGAGTCGGTCCGCCAGTTGCGCAGCGCACGGCAGTCGGTGGTGACGTGCTGCACCTTCGGCTGCCCGTCCACCACGTACCGGTCGCCGGTCACCGGACGACCGCCTTGACTGCGGTGACCTGGCCGTCGGTCCAGCCGTCGGCGACGGCCTCGACCATGGCGACGAGGGTGCCGAGGTAGCGGACCTCGATGCCGACCGGGCCGAAGGTGGCGACCGCCTCACGCAAGGTGAAGTAGGAGCCGGGCCGGTGGAAGGCGGAGGCGGACACGAACTCCAGGTCCTGCCCGGCCTTGATGGCGGCGCGGAGCGCGACCTTGGTGGGCCGCCCGCCCGCCGGGTGCAGACGGGTGAGCGCCTGGTTGGTCATGGTTGCGGGGATGTACTGCACGGTGATCCTTTCGGTGCCGCCGTTTAGTCACTAAACGGCGAGGGGGGATGACGGCTGCCAGGTGAGGCGGCCGGAGCGTGCGAGTAGGAGCCTGCCAGCGGACTCGGGGGAGATCCGGGCAGACTCCTACTCACAAGACAAAGTCTACCATAGTGTGGCAAGTGTGTCAAATCGGACACAGGTCTGTTCTGGGGTGTGGCATGGTGTGCAGAACGGCCAGCCGGTCCCCCGTTCCGGCCAGCCGTCAGCCACCGGGGATGCCCGGCAGGCGGGGGCGGGTGGTCTCGTGACCGTGGCCACCCGCCCTCCCCTCACACCAGCGGCGGCTGGCACAGGTGGGTCGGCTGAGGGTCCAGCGTCACCTCCCCCCGGACCGCTGCGAGCAGCGTCTCCGGCGGGTACTGCCAGCCGCAGTGCGGGCACGGTGTGGGCAGGGTGCGGCCCGCGAGTTGGCTGAGCACGTCGGCCACCGCCTGGCTGATGTGGACGGGCTCGGTCATTCGCACACCATCCCCGTCTCGGTCGGGTAGCAGGCGCGCGGACCGGGCTCCGGATCGGCCGGGGCGAGGATCGCTGCGACAAGGCACGCGCCGAGCGCGAGCAGCCCGATGAGGATCAGTAGCCCGGTGAGTTGGTCCCGCGCGGTGCGGCTCATCGGTCGGCCAGGGTGCGCAGCGCAGCGAGCGCGGTCATCCGCCGGTCGTACCGCTCGACCTCGGCGCGCGCCGACCGGGCCGCGTCGGCGGCTGCGATGCGGGCACGGAAGTCGGCGTCGGCTGCCCGCAGTGCGACGACCTCACGCTCCAGCCAGGCCAGGCAGTCGGGGCAGTACGGCATGACCGGCGCGTCGGCGCTGGCCAGGGTGAGCAGCCGCCCGCAGAGGGCGCGGACACGCTCACCGGGGAGAGTGCCGTCGGGCACGTAGTGCGAGTGGATCTCGGTCATGGGGATGACCTCTCTGTGAGGTGAGATGAGCCGGATGACTCGCCGAACCGCCCGGTCTTTAGTGACTAAACCGGGCGGCTCGACGTGCGGGCCGGTCCTAGAACAGTTCGGCGTAGCCGTCGGGGCAGACGACCAGCCGCTCCGCACCGATGCGGTGACGGAGGCAGTTCTCCCACCGTCGGTGGTCGGCGTCGGGTGAGCCACCCTCGGCCATGGCATCGGCCAGCGGTTGACCGACGTGCCGCCACGGCCCGACCGTGAGACACCACTGGTCGTCGGCGTACGCGCCGCGCAGATGGTGGCAGCGGTGCGCGTCGGGCACGTTGGTTGACGTCTCGGGGCGCAGCACCCGCCAGTGCCGGTGGGTGCAGGCATCGGCGGGTGAGCCTGCCCCGATGACCGCGACCACCGCGAGGGTGAGCGCGAGGATGGTACGTCGCATGATGATCCAATCCGGTAGGGGATGACCGAGCCCGGTTGACCGGGCACGGGTGGCGGAACGGCGGCTGCCGAACCTGCACCCGTCACGGTCGGGGAGGACCGTGACGGGTGCGGACGGGGCAGACGGTTTAGTCACTAAACCGGCGTGAGCACCTGCACAACTGGCGATGGCCCGCCACCCTCTCGGGGTGGCGGGCCATCGGCCGGGTGCTACGCGGCGGCGGCGGCCTTGTCGGCCTTCGCCCGGACGGTCACCTCGCGCTTGACGATCTTGTCGAGCGCGCTCTCGATCTTGGCCCAGCCCTCGCGGTCGGTGCCCTTGACGATCTTGTCGAGCATCCCGACCAAGATCATCGCCTGGTCGGTGGGGTCGGTCACCCCGGCCAGCACGTCGGTCGGCGCGTCGGTCGTGCCATCGTTCGGCTTGCCATCCTTGGCCGCCGTGCGACGCTTGCCGTCCGGCTCCCGGGTGGTGGCGATGGCCGCCGTGATCGTCTCGACCGTGGCGTCGTCGGCCATGATGGCATCCGCGACGGCCTTGTCGTTGGCGGCCGCCTTGAACGCGAGCACCTGCCAGACGGGCGAGTCGGTCGTGACGCCGACGACGAGCGCGCGACCCAACCGCTTCCACAGCGTGACGGTCGCGGGTGCCACATCGTAGGTGGCCGCGTAGTCACGCGCCGTCGGGTAGGTGGCATCCTTCCCGATCAGACCGGCCGAGTAGGCGCACTCCGTCGCGTAGGCGGCGTCCGCCGTCAAGTTGCGCACCTTGCCCGCCGCCGTGCGGTACGACTTGGCAGTGCGCTTCACCAGCGTGTCAGCAACCTTCGGGTCCGACACGCGAGCATAGGACTCAGACATGATCACTACTCTCCCGACCCGCTACGCGGGCCGCGTACGTGGCTTGGGCGGTTCCCTTGCCAACACCAGAATCATCTCACCGTTGGGCATGTGTGTCAAGTTGACCATGGTCCCGTTTAGTCACTAAACGTGTGACCTACGCCACACCCCCGCCACCCCCGGTCCCCACCCGCCGCCCCGGAGGGTGCGCTAGGCCGCCGGGTGGGTGGTTGGGAAATCTGGTGGGTTCTGTTTACGGTCCTGGCCTGGGGGTTTACGGTGCGGGAGTTTCGTATACGGTGGCTGGCGGTGGGCGATCGGCGCGGGAGGTTACTGGTGAGTAGGCCGTCGGGTACGGAGGGTGGCAGGCCGGTGGTGCTGTCGGTGAGGCTGTCCCGGAGGGAGGCGGATCTGCTGGACTTTGTGTGTCAGCACTGGGGGTTGAACCAGGCGCAGGCGGTGCGCATGCTGGTCCTCGCGGAGGCCGTGAAGGTGCAGGGCGGGGTCGGGCAGGACCCCGGCGTTTAGTCACTAAACGTGTGGCACACAATGGTGCTAAGGTCATTCTTGTGCCACGTCATCCGATGCCGCCGGGGCAGGCCCGGGACGCCACCCTGCGGGTCCGCGTCAAGCCCGCCACCGTCACCCGCCTGGACACCCTTCGCGGCCAGCGGTCCCGCTCCGAGGTGGTCCGCGAAGCCCTCGCCGACTGGATCAGCAGGAGAACCCGATGAGCCTCACCGCACCCCCCGACGGGCACTGGCACCGGCGCACCCCCGACCCCATCAAGACCGACAGCAGGCGGCGCTGGTACGGCTGCACCGAGACCACCTGCGACTGGCAGGTCGCGGTCAACCGCACCGACCGGTCCGAGATCCGCTTCCCACCCGGCCACGACCACGCCGCCGTCGCCGTCGAGTACGCCGAAGACCAGTGACCCAGCCCAGGGTGGAGCACGCCTGCCAGATCATGCACGACGCCTACGAGGCCGCAGCCGCCGAGGCGGGCTGGCAGACCCAGCAGGCATCCCGGGTGCCATGGGCCGACGTGCCCGAAGCCAACAAGGCCACCATGCGGGCCGCCGTCACCGCCCTGCTCGGCTGGCTCGACACCACCGAGACCGTGCAGATCATGGACATGACCGGCACCGTCGAGACCATCGAGGTGCCACCCCACCGGCACCGCCGGGTCACCGTGCTGCGCACCGAATGGCAGGACGGCAACAAGGTCCGGGTCTGGGCCTGCGACTGTGGCCACGAACTCACCTAGGCGACGCCCCATGGGTGCGGCCATCGAGGCCACACTGGTCGTGACACTCGCCCAGGCCCAGGAGGACCGCCGTGCCCGCCACCAAGATGCACACCTGCCGGTGCCACGGCGGGACCGGGGCCAACAAGTGGACCAAGAAGGTCACCGTCAAGAAGACCGCGAAGACGGCCAAGAAGGGCGGCAAGACCAAACCGACCAAGGTCACCGCCAAGAAGATCACCCCGAAGAAGGCGGCCCCCAAGAAAGCCGCCGCCTCCAAGGGCGCGAAATGCGACTGCACCTAGACCCGTGATCCGCTCCGGCATCGTCACCATCCACGACGACCTCGCCCCGCTGCTGGTCGACATCGACACCGTCCACCAGCACCCCGCCAACTACAACAACGGCGACCTCGACAAGATCATCGAGTCGGTGGAGATGAACGGGGTGTACCGGCCCGTCTACGTCCAGACCGCCACCGACTACATCGTCGCAGGCAACCACCTGTGGGAAGCGTGCAAGACGTTGGGGGCCACCCAGATCCCGGCCGCCCACCTCGACATCGACGACACCACCGCACTGCGGATCATGGTCGCCGACAACTGGATCGCCTCCCTCGCCGTCCCCGACAACTCCCTGCTGCTGCCCATCCTGGAACACCTCCAGACAACCGACGGGCTGCGCGGTACCGGCCTCGCCGACCACGACCTGGCCGCCATCCGCGCCCTCGCCGAGATCCCGGCAGGCTACGACGACTTCGCCCAGTGGCCGCTGATCGCGGTCCGGGTCCCACCCCACGTCCGGCGTGCCTACCTGCGCCTCACCGAGCAGGCCGTCGGCGACCGGGAACGCTTCGAGTTGATGCTGCGGCTGGCAGGCTGGGATGGGCACTGACCGCAGCGCCCGCTCCGAAGCCCGCTGGGCCGCCCGGTACGCACGCGGAGGGTACGTCGCCCCCACCGAGGCGGACTGGCTGACCCGCTGGGCGGAACGCCCCCAGTTGTACGACGACCTCTACGCTGTCGTCTTCGGCGGTGCCACCCTGATCCGGATCACCGCCCAGCGCCGGGCCGACGCCGCCCGGGAAGCCGAACACCGGCAGGCCCACGGCTGAGGCATCCCCGCAGGACAGGAGCATGATGAGCCCAGTGACCGTCACCGTACCCACCTTCCCGCCGGTACCCGACGAGCCCGACCGGCCCGTCCCGGACCCCACCGACCCCGTCGGGGACCCCACCGACCCAGACCCGGACGACCCGTTCAACCGATGAGGAGCACCCCGTGACCGACAACCCCGAGGCTGGCAACCCCACCGAACTCATCATGGGAACCGTCGCGGAAGCCGACACCTCCCACGTCGACGGCGTCATCGAGTCGGTGGCCGAGGAGCACAACGACAGTCCCGAGCCGGTCTCCGTCGCCGACCAGCAGGTCGAGGACGACAAGGACAAGCCCAAGGACGAGGCACCCGTCGAGTGACCTACACCTGGGCGACCTGGCTGCCCGACGCGCTGCGCGCCGAAGGCTGCACCGTCGTGACCTACGACGGCTGGAAGAACCGGGGCCGCCCCGCCTCCACCGGCGAGTTCGACCCGTACGCCGCGCTCTGGCACCACACCGGCACCCACTCGTCCAAGGCTGACCCGAACCCGTCCCTGTCGGTCTGCATCAACGGCAGGCCCGACCTGGCCGGACCGCTCTGCCAGGTGCTCATCGGCTACGACGGGGTCTGCCACGTCATCGCCGCTGGGCGGGCCAACCACGCCGGGACCTGCAACGGGGCCGGACCCACCAAGTCCGGCGACGGCAACGCCCAGATGGTCGGCTTCGAGATCGACTTCGACGGCAGCCAGCAGATGTCCGACGTGCAGTACGACGCTGCCATCCGGGCCGGGGCCGCCGTCGTGAAGCACTACGAGCACGACCAGGACTACTGCCTGGGCCACAAGGAAACCTCGACCACCGGCAAGTGGGACCCCGGCGGCTACTCGATGGACGCCATGCGCAAGGCGGTCAAGGACCACCTGGCCAGCGGAGGAGGAGACGACATGCCGGAGTACGTGAGCCTGTCCGGGCCGGGATTCACCCTGACCCCCGACGCCGACTGGACGCCGGTGAAGATGACCACCGAGTCCGCCGACTCGGGCGGCATCCACCCCGACGGCTACGCCTGGCTGAACCTGGGCGGGGCCAAGTACATGGCCCAGGTCCGGCTCAACGACTGCGAGCGGGAAACCCCGGACACCACCGTGGTGGTCCGGTGGGCCGAGTACGACAAGGAGTCCGGCGCGTTCGTGTCCGCCCCGGCCCCCGCCGAGTACCCGCTGACCACCGGCACCACCGGCATCCACGACCACTGCATTGACTCCTGCTCGAAGGCCAACCGCATCCGCCCCGAGGTGAAAGCCAGGTCCGGCCGGGTCACGGTCGGCGGGGTGGGGCTGACCGCGCTGTACTGGCGCTAGTCGTGGCCACCACCGTGGTCACCGAGGACATCGACGGCGTCGGCCCGGTCCAGTTCCTCATCGACCCCGACGTGCCGATGGTCGTCACCGGGGTCGGTGAGATGGCCGAGATGTCCTACGCGGCCGTCCGGGTGCGGGCCGCCCAACTGCTCGCCGAAGCGCAGGCCGACCCGCCGTGAAACTCGGCCTTGCGGGGAGGCCCACCGCTGACGTGCTGCTGATCATGATCGCGGGCACCATCTGCTTCACCGTGATCATGTCCGGCGGCACCGTTGCCGTCATCGAGATCATCCACCCGGAGGTGGACACCAGCCAGGCGTTCGCCGCCATCTCCGACGTGATCAACACCCTGATCGGGCTGCTCGCCGGGTTCCTCGCCGGACGTACCGAAGGCACCATGCGGGAGCGGGAGAGGACCGACCCGAAGTGAGCCTGCTCGGTCGGATCACCGGCAACCCGATCATCGGGTTCGGGCTGGCCGGGCTGCTCACCGCGCTCGCCCTCGGGATGGCCATCGTCGTCCCCGAGCCCACCGCCCCCGTCGCCAGCACCGCCAGCAGCCCCGGACCCACCGGTCCACCCGGACCCGCCGGACCAGCAGGCCCGGCCGGGGTCGACGGGGCACCCGGCACCGACGGGACGGACGGGGCACCCGGTGTCGACGGCACCAACGGACTGGACGGCCTGGACGGGGCGACCGGCCCGGTCGGGGCCACCGGAGGACGTGGCCCGGCCGGTCAGCGCGGACCGCGCGGCGCGACGGGTCCGCAAGGTGATGCGGGTTCGCCGGGAGACGTGGGTCCTCCCGGGGCCGCCGGAGCCACCGGACCGACCGGGCCACCCGGACCAGCGGGGCCAGCGGGGGTAGCAGGACCAGCAGGCCCGCCGGGGCCAGCCGGACTGGCCTGCCCACCAGGCTTCACCCCGACCACCATCAGCGTCCACCAGCGTGAGCCGGTCGACGCCGACCGGGTCATCTTCGTCTGCGCCCAGTGAGGGAGGTGAAGACCATGACCGTGAATCTCAACACGGTGGTCGTGCTGTTGCTGCTAATCCTGATTGGGGTCATTCTGTTGCTGTTCGGGGTGGACTTCTCCACGAACTAACGAGGAAGCCGACCGGGAGGGTCTAACCCCCCAGGCCCGCCCGGTCGGCTGTCGTGCTAGACGCTACCCAGCGATCTTCGGCCGGGCTATCGTCCGGCCGCACCGAGGTGATCCGCCGAACGGAGGACAGGTGCAGCAGCAGGACTCCTCCGACCCGACCGGGGTGGCGAAGGTCGACAGCACCGTCAACCAGGGGTCGCTGCGTCGGGCACGCACCCGCAAGTCGAACGCCGCCATCCAGATGAAGTTGGCCGGTGCCACCTGGGAGGAGATCGCCCGAGCGCTCGGCTACCCCACCGCCCGGCAGGCCCTGGTCGCTACCGAGAAGGCGCTGGAACGCCAACTGCACACCGAGGACCGGGACCAGATGCGGCGACTGGCCGGTGCCCGGCTCGACCGGCTGCTGCTCGGGGTCTGGCCCAAGGCCATCGACGGTGCCCACCCGGAGCACCTGATCGCGGTCACCAAGGCCCGCGAGATCGTCGACCGGTACGCCAAACTGTTCGGCCTGGACGCGCCCACCGAGATCGTGGTGCACACCCCCACCCAGTCCGAACTGGAAGCGTGGGTCACCCGGGTCGCCCAGTTGCGGACCCCGCTCGTCGAGGAGTACGACATCCTGGACGGCGAGGTCGTCGAGGAGCCGCCGCAGGCACTGGAGGGCTGACGTGCCGTTCCGACTCAACGGGTTCGACCGGTCGAAGATCCAGTTCACCACCGGGTCCTGGATGCCGTCGATGATCTATCAGGCGTGTCTGGCTACCGGCACCGTGTCCGGCACCGTGTACTGCCAGCGGGCCGTCTGCGAGGCGCTGGCCCGCGACCTGGGACTGGACCTGGACACCCTGCTCGCCGACCTGCCCGCCCCGCGCGGCCCCAGCGCCCACCTGTTCGACCCGACCGAGAACACCATGAACCGGTTCCCCATCACCCACGACCAGACCGGCGGTGTCGTGATGGTCGGCCCGGCGAACACCGTCGAGGAAGTCCAGTGAGAAACGTGGGGCAGGTGGGTAGCATGCAACCATGGCGAAGGTCCGGTGGAGCCAGCGGTGCGCTGGCGGCTGCGGCACCTGGCTGTCCGTCGGCTGCCAGGCCACCCGGTTGCACCGCTCCTGGTGGTGCCAGCCGTGCCTGACCGTCCACCTGGAGACCTGCCAGGTCTGGACGACTACCGGAACTGGAAGCCCGACGCGCAGGCCCGAGCCCTCGCTCTCCTGAGAGAGAGCGAGGAGTCCTCGTGGCGGCCGTTCTACTGCAAGGACCCCACCTGCGACGGGCACCCGCACGCCGACTGGGAGTGGGAGCACGCCCGCCCCGACCAGCGGCCACCGTCCTGGTCCGCCGACTGGCTGACCCTGCTGCTGTCCGGCGGGCGCGGCTCCGGCAAGACCCGGACCGGCTCCGAGATCAGCCACCGGGTCACCCGGCTCACCCCGCGCGTCGCACTGATCGCCGCCACCGGCCCCGACCTGCGCGACACCATGGTGGAAGGCGTGTCCGGCATCCTGGCCTGCTCACCGCCCGGTGCCCGCCCCGAGTGGGAGCCGTCGAAGAAGAAACTGACCTGGCCCAACGGCTGCATCGGGCACGGCTTCTCCGCCGAGGAACCGGACCGGCTGCGCGGCCCCCAGTTCGGCTTCGCCTGGGCCGACGAGCCCGCCCACTACCCGCTCGGGCAGACCGTCTGGGACAACATGCTGTTCGGCCTGCGGATGGGCCGCAACCCCAAGGTGGTGGCCACCTCGACCCCGAAGCCGACCAAGTTCTTCAAGAGCATCGTCGCCGACCCGCTGACCGTGGTGCACCGGCCCTCCACGTACGCGAACCTGGCGAACCTGGCCGACACCTTCAAGCGGGTCATCCTCAACCGGTACGAGGGCACCCGGCTGGGCCGCCAGGAACTGCACGGCGAGATCCTGGAGGATGTCGAGGGCGCGCTGTGGTCCTGGGACATGTTCCAGTGGGTCGACGAGGCACCGCCGCTGATCCGGATCGTGGTCGGCGTCGACCCGGCCGGTGGGCACAAGCCGACCAACGACGAGACCGGCATCATCACCGTCGGGATCGGCGCGGACAAGAACCTGTACGTGCTCTCCGACGCCTCCGACCGGTACACCCCGGCGGGCTGGGCCACCAAGGCCAACGACGAGTACGAGGACTTCTCCGCCGACGCGATCGTGCCGGAGAAGAACTACGGCGGCGAGATGGTCAAGCACACCCTGGAGTCCTCCGGGTACCGGGGCGCTAGGGTCATCCCGGTCACCTCCCGGCGGGGCAAGGCGATCCGGGCCGAGCCGATCGTGGCGCTGTACGAGAAGCACCGGGTGTTCCACGTCGGCAAGCGCGGGGACCTGGCGCAGTTGGAAGACGAGCAGACCACCTGGGTGCCGGGCGACGGCGACTCGCCGAACCGGCTGGACGCCCTGGTGCACGCCGCGACCGAACTGGCCAGGGGCGCGATGCCGTCGGTCATCTCCAACCCGAACGACCTGCTGCGCAACCGCGAGGTTCCGGTCCCCCGGCACCTGCGGGCCGTTTAGTCACTAAACGCGGAGGTGGTCATGGACCGCTGGGACGGCCTGAGCCACTTCACCGTGCTGGCCGCCGTGCTGGTCGGCGTGCTGTCGGTGGCCCGCACCGCCCGGCTGCTCACCTTCGATGACTTCCCGCCGGTGCTCTGGGCGCGGACCCGGTACCTGGCTGCGGTCGGGCCGAGCGGCAAGTGGGCACCGCTGGCCAAGTGCCCGTTCTGCGTCGCGCCCTACCTGGCGGCCGGGATGCTGGCCTGGGCCTACCTGTCGGACCTGCACTGGACCTGGTGGGTGGCCAACGGCTGGTGGGCCGGGTCGTACGTGGCCGCGATCGTCGTCGCCTACGACGAGCCCCCAGAGGAATGATCAACGAGTAGCCTGCGGTCATGGCCGCCGCCTGTGTCGTCGTACCGCTCGGCCCCGCCTGTGTGAACCTGACGGGCGTGCGGGCCGGGGACCGGAACGTGATGACGGCGACCATCACCTCCAAGGGCGAGGCGGTCGACCTGACCGGCAAGACCCTCACCGCGCAGGCTCGCAAGTCGGCCACCGCCACCACCGACCCGCTGGACGCGGTCGTCACCGTGGACGATGCGCTCGCCGGGAAGATCACCATCCGCTGGCCGGGTGACAAGGTGACCACCCTGCTCGCCGGGAAAGCCACCTGGGCCGGGGTGTGGGACCTCCAAGTCGCCGAGCCCGGTCAGGACCCGCTGACCGTGGCCGCCGGATCGTTCGCAGCGGAGATGGATGTCACCCGGTGAGCATCCATCTCGACATCGAACTGGCCGACGCGACCGTCGTCGTCGACCGTGTCGAGGACTACCAACTGGACCTGGCCACCGACATGCCGAGCATCGAGTTCGGTGTGCCTGGACCCTCCGGACCTCCCGGTCCACCCGGCCCGGCTGGGGCTAGCACCGCAACGCAGGTGTCCTTCGCGCCGGTCGGTGACCTCGCCGCCACCAACGTGCAGGCTGCGCTCACCGAAGTGGACGCCGAGAAGCCGCCGTACGCCTACGTTGACAGCCACGGCGTGTACGTCAGCCCAACCCCTCCCGCCGACCCGACCCAGTGGGCACTCTGGGTGGACTCGTCCTGACCCGAAGGGAACCGCATGTACCGAGTGTGTGACATCTGTGGCGGGGTCGACGACCACCCACGCCATTCATTCAGTGGCGTCATCAACGACAACTGGCCCGTCGACGAGTCGCTGTCCGGGACGGTGTCGGCCAACGCAGAGCAGGCGTTCCACGACGGCCTCGTCTCGTTCGAGGAGGCCAACGCCATCATCTGCGCCTACGGCGACACCACCTCCACCGACCGGCACATCGACTGCTGCGCCAGCGCTGGGTGCCCGCTCGCCGGGACCATCGACGGCTGCGACATCCGGGCCGCGCGGGCCGCCGGTGGCACCGGCCAGGTCATGGTCGACGCGGCGATGGCCATCCGGGACGAGAACCCCGAGCACTACAACCCGGAGGGCTGACCCATGGTTGTCGGTCTGCACCCAGTCAACCTGGCGAACAAGTGGCTCGACATGCTGCGCGCCGTCGCGTTCACCGCCCCCGCTGCGCTCTACGTCAAGTTGCACCTCGGTGACCCCGGTGGCGCTGCCACCACGACACCGAGCACCAACACCACCCGGGTGGTGATGACCCTGGCGGCAGCCGCTGCCGGTGTCGTGTCGCTGACCGGCACCCAGCCGTCCTGGTCGTCATGGGCCAACGGCAACGAGACCATCAGCCACCTCTCGGTGTGGGACAACCTGACAGTCGGCAACTTCCTGCTGTCCGCCGCGCTCACCACCCCGAAGGCCGTCACCAACGGGGACACCCTGACGGTGACCTCGTTCCAGGTGAGCCTCGCCCCGCTGGCCGCCTGACCTGGGCGGACGTTAGGGGCAGGGTCCTGAATGGCTGTCACCAGGCTAGGTCTGCTCGGCTCAGCGCAGGACAAGGTTTCCGGCACCACCCTGGCCATCACCAACAGCAGTGGTGCGACCATCCCGGCCGGGACTCTGCTGGCCATCGCGTTCACGTTCGACAACCACGCCTCGGTCACCGCCACCGTTACCTCCCTGTCGAACGGTGCCGGAGGCGCGGCATGGACGCTGACCCCGGTGAACGGTTCCGGTGCTTCAACGACCGCCGGGTCCGGGATCTGGCTCCGGGCCGGATACGTCGTCACCGCCACCGCGATTGCCCCGAGCGCGACCATCACCACGATCACGTTCGCCAACGCCGTGGTGGCGAAGGCCGCCGTCGTCACCGGCTACGCGGGTGCCTCGGCCACCTTGCGCGGCACCTCCGGTTCGGGCACCGGCACCGGAGGCTCGGCCTCCGCCACGACCTCGGGAACCGCTCTCGTCGCGGGTGACCTCGTCATCGGGTTCATCGGCGCGGAGAACACCACGATCACCGGCGACACGGACACCATCTTCGGCACCTGGTCGACGATGGTGTCCATCGCCACCTCCGGCGGTTCCGGTGCCACCAACGCGCTCGCCGGTATCCAGGACAAGATCGTCAATGCCACTGGCAGTCAGACGTTCAACCCGATCGGCGGCGGCGCGGACTGCGCCGCCCAGGTCATCAGCCTCCAGCCCGCCCCGCCCCCGGCCATCACCCTCGCCGCGTACGGCTTCTACGCCGACGGCACCGAGTCCGGTGCTGCGACGCTGGCCGCCCAGGACACCGCCCCCAGCGTGGACATCTCCAGTGCCGACCAGAACATGGCGCTGCGGATCAGGTTGCAGTCCACCAACGCCAGTGCGATTCCGTCCACCAGCGACTTCCAGTTGGAGTGGGAGAAGAACGCCAGTGGCACCTGGAACGCCGTCTCCGCTGGGGCCGCCTCGTACTCCAGTGCCAACGCCAGCAACAACGACTACCTGCAAGGGTCGGGCGACTTCTTCGGGGAGGCGTTCCTCGGCAACGGTGCGGCCCTGTCCAAGTTGAGCATGTGGCTGCGCACGTCGGGGTCGATGGCCGGGGTCACCGTCACCGCCGAACTGTATGCGCACACCGGCACGTTCGGAGTGAACGGCGTAGGCACCGGGTCCCCGCTGGCGACCTCCACGACAAGGCTCGGCTCGGCGCTCTCGGGGACGACCTTCCAGATGGAGGACTTCGTCTTCGACGGCACCTTCACCCTGGTCAACGGCACCCCGTACGTCATCGGGGTCACCGCCACCGGACCGCTGGCCATCGCCGGACCCAGCATCTGGATCGGGATGGACGACACGTCACCCACGTCACCCGGCACCGGGGTGAACCGGGTCAGCAGTGCCTGGGCGGGCCTCGACTACATCGACTACATCTTCTCCGTCACCACGGTCAGCGCTGTGCTCGCCTACGTTTCACCGAACCTGACCGACGCCGGTGTTACCACCAGACGACTCACGGTCGGCACCGGGGCGTTCACCGCAGGTGAGGTGTCCGAGGACGGCCTGGTCGACGACCTCGGCTGGCCGGGGAACAACTACACCGAGGTGCTGTACCCGATCACCCTGATGCGGGCCGCGCTGGCCAACGGTGACACCATCCGGTTCCGGGTCACCAAAGACGGCGCGACAACCGACATGACCTACACGGCGGTTCCCACGCTGACCGTCACCGCCGGGCCAGTGCCGGTCACCATCGGGGCGTCCCTCGCCGTCACCGCCACCATCGGTGCCGCTGCCGTCGAGACCGGCATCGCCGGGGCATCCCTGGCAGTCACCGCCACCATCGCTGCTGCCGCAGTGCGGGCTGCCCCGGTTGCAGCCGGGTTGGCTGTCACTGCGACGGTCACTGCCGCCGGTGGTGGGGTCATCGCCGCTCCGAGCGCCGGTTTGGCGGCGACCGCGACCATCACCGCCGGGGCTGTACCCACCCGAGGAGTGGGCGCGGCGCTGGCCGTCACGGCGACCACGACGGCGGGTGCCGTACCCACCGTTGCCGTTGCCGGGACGACGCTGGCCGTTGTTGCCACGGTCACCACCGGGGCGATCGGGGTCCGACCCGCAGCGGCCGGGCTGGCCGTCACCGCCACCATCGGGGCGGACCTGACCCGGCTCCAGCCAGCCGGTGCCGCCCTCGCCGTGACCGCGTCGATCGCCGCTGGTGCCGTCGTGGTGAAGGCAACGGTCAGCGCCGACGCGGCCCTGGCTGTGGTGGCGACCATCAGCGCCGGGGCGGGCCGTGGCCAGCCGCTCGACACAACCTTGGCGGTCACCGCGACGATCACCGCCGGTGCCCTGCAAGTCGTCGGTGTCGGCGCATCCCTCGCCATCACTGCCACCGCGACAGCAGGGGCCGTCCGGGTCGCACCGGCCGACACCGGCCTGGCCGTCACCGCCACCATCTCGGCGGGGCTGGCCAGGGTCCAGTTGTCCGGCGCATCACTGGCCGTGACCGCGTCGATCACCACCGGTGCACTGCCGGTCGCTGCGGTGACCGCTGGACTGGTCGTCACTGCCACGGTCAGCGCGGGAGCCGCCCCGACTCACGTCATCGCCGCCGGACTCGCCATCACTGCCACCACGACAGCGGGGGCCGCCGGGGTCCAGTTCGCCGGGGCTTCGCTGGCCGTCGTCGCCACCGTGACGACCGGGGCCATCCCTACCCGGACCGTCGGGGCCGCGCTCGCGGTCACCGCCACCACCACGGCTGGCGCTGCCCGAGCCCTGTTCGTCGGCACCAACACCCTCGCCGTCACGGCGAGCATCACGGCCGCGCCGACCGGTGGCCAGCCGGTTGCCGCCAACCCACTGGCCGTCACTGCGACCATCACCGCCGGGGCACTGGCCGGGGTCCGGGTCACCGGCAACGCACTTGCCATCGTCGCCACCGTCACGACCGGAGCCGCAGTCCTCCGGCCCACCGGCGCGACCCTCGCTGTCACCGCAACCGCCACGGCAGGTGCGGTAGCCGGGGTCCGGGTTGCCGCCAACCTGCTGGCCGTCACCGCAACCATCTCGACCGGTGCGGCCCGGTTTGTCGTCGCCGGTGCCGCACTCGCCATCACTGCCACCACGGTCACCGGTGGCAGTGTGATGACACCGAAACTTGCCGGGGCTGCCCTGGCAGTGACGACTACGATCACCGCCGACGCGACCATCTTCCGGCTGCCCACCAAGATATGGGTGGACGATCACTGGGAGATCAAACCGGTCTTCCGGTGGAACGGGACACAGTGGGTTCCGGCCAAGATCGCGCTGCCCACATGACCAACCCTGTGCAACACTCCCGACGAGGAAGCCTCGGTAGGTGAACTGATGCCACGACGGACGAGACAGCAGCCGCCCGTCATCCCGACGAGCGCACTGGTCGCCTCCAGTACCCGCTACCCCGGGAAGTCTGCGCGGATCTACCAGCCCCGACAGGACTGGCAGCGTGAGTGTTACCGGCACTACGCCATCTGCGGGGAGGCCAGGTTCGCCGCCAGGTTCTTCGGCAACGCCTGCTCCCGGGCGGCGCTGGCCACCGGGGAGGTGCAGGCCGGGGTGGTCAAAGAGACGCCGACCGGGCCAGCCGCCGACATGCTGGCCGCACTGTTCAACGGCCGGGACGGCCAGACCCAGATGCTGGACGCGATCGGGGTGCACCTCACGATCGCCGGGGAGTGCTACCTGGTCGGCCGCCAGGTCGAGGGCGCGGACGTGTGGGAGGTCGTCTCCTGCATGGAGATGGTGGTACAGGGTGAGTCGTGGTCCATCAACTATGGCGACGGCCTGCCGCCGGTGATGCTCGGCGAAGACGATGTCATCATCCGGATCTGGCTACCGAACCCGGCCCGCCGGATCGAGGCCGACTCGGCGTTCCGCTCGCTGTTGCCGATCCTCGGCGAGATCGAATGGCTGACCCGGCACGTCTTCGCCCAGATCACCTCCCGTCTGGCAGGCGCTGGCATCCTGCTGATGCCGCAGGGCATGACCTTCCCGCCGCCGCCGGACCAGAACGGGGCAGCGACGGAGACGACCAACGACGCAGACGCCTTCATGCTCACCCTGGCCGACGCGATGATGACCCCGATTCAGGACCCGTCGTCACCGGCCGCGATGGTGCCGATCGTGGTGACCGCACCGGACGAGGCCATCGACAAGCCCCGGCTGCTGACGTTCTGGTCCGACCTCGACGACGCCGCCAAGGACCTGCGCGGTGAGGCGATCCGCCGGTTCGCCCTCGGCATGGACCTGCCGCCGGAGCAGATCCTCGGGATGGGCAGTCACGGTGGCTCCGGTGGCGGCCGATCCACCGGGGTCAGTCACTGGGGTGCCTGGCAGATCGAGGAGTCCACCGTCAAGATGCACATCGAGCCGATGCTCGATGTCATCGTCAACGCCCTCACGATGGGCTACCTGCGGCCCGGCCTGGACGACGACCTGGTCGCCGTCATCGTGTATGACACGTCCCGGCTGCGGCTGCGCCCGGACCGGTCCAAGGAAGCCTTCGAGTTGTACGACCGGGGGCTGCTGTCCGTGGAGGCGCTGCTGCGGGAGAACGGCTTCGACATCGACGACCTGCCCGACGAGATCGGGTTCCGCCGCTGGCTGCTGGTCAAGGTGGCCTCCGGTTCGTCCACCCCCGAGCAGGTCCAGGCGGCGCTGGGTGCGCTCGGTGTCGACCTGGGCGACGTGCTGTCCGAGGCGATCCCCCGGCAGTCCCCGCAGCCGCCGTCACTGGAGGAGCACCCGCAGCGGCCCCGCACCCCGGCGGAGCGCAGCGCGCTGCTCGCCGCCAGCGAGGCCCTGGTGTTCCGGGCACTGGAGCGGGCCGGGAACCGGCTGCGGCAGTCCACCGCCAAGCCGCCCGGGGTCCCCGCCTACGAGACCCACGTTTACATCCGGGCCAACGGCTCGTGTGACCGGCTACTGGAAGACGCCTGGTCGTGCGCACCGCAGATCCTGGACGGCATCGCCGACCCCCTGACGGTGGTGCCGGTGCTCAACTCCTACTGCCAGGCCCTGCTGACCGAGCAGTCACCGCACCAGCGGGACCGCCTCGACGGCTGGCTGCAACTCGCGGAGGCCGTCACATGATCGTGCTCGCACTGGAGGAGTTCGCCGCCAAGCGACGCGGCGACCAGACCGACCTGGAGCAGTCGCTGTTCCCCTTCGTCTCGGAGGCGATGGACGCCTACCCGGTGCAGGGGTGGTACGACGACCTGCTCCGTGAGGTGGCCCGCGCCTACCTGTCGGTGTTCCACAACGAGGGCGGCACCGGCCAGCCGAAGCCGAACGCCCGCGACTTCGTGGCCGACGTGCGGACCGCGCTGGACAAGACCGAGAGCCCCGACGAGAACACCGTCGCCCGGGTTAGTACCTGGCTGTCCACCGCCATCCTGAACGGCGCGACCCAGGCGGCTGCCGCCTCCGACGAGGAGTTCCTGGTCATGGAGTGGGTGACCATGCACGACTCCTCGGTGCGCCCCGCCCACCACGACACAGAGGGCCAGCAGCGCCCGCCCGGCGTGCCGTTCGACGTGGACGGTGCCCCGATGCGCTACCCCGGTGACCCGCTGGCCCCGATCGGACTGTGGATCAACTGCCGGTGCACGCTCGCCCCGGTGCTCGGCAGCGAGGCCGCGTCGATCGCGCGCAAGGCGATGCGCCGCGCGGTGGACTCGCTGGATGCCTCCGTCGACACCGAGACCTCGCTGGTGCTGGTCGCGCTGCCCGCCGAGGCCGACCCGGTGCACCAGATCGGCGACGAAGACAAGCACCTGACCTTGATCTGGCTGGGTAAAGGCTCAGCCGCTGACCGCGAGAAGATCGGAGCGGCGGTCGCCGACGTGGCCGACATGGTCGGCGAGCCGTTCCAGGTGGCCGTGTCCGGGCAGGGCAGTCTCGGACCGGACCATGCCAAGGTGTGGTTCGTCGAGTCACCGATGGTGCAGGCCGTGCACGACGTGCTGCTCGACGACTCCGAGGTCGCCGAGGCGTTCGAGTTGGCCGACCAGACCCACCCGCATTTCGTCCCGCACGTCACCATCGGCTACGGCGAGGACACCCCCGCCGAGGCCACCGACATCGAATCCATCCTGTTCGACCGGCTGGCCGTCTGGGACGGTGAAGCACGGACCGAGTACCCGGTAGGAGACGCCATGACGGACACCGAGACCGAGGCACCGCAGCAGGAAGCCGAGCCGCAGGAGGAGCAGGTCATGTCACAGCCGGTGCCGTGGCACGGCGTCCTCGCGCCGGAAGGCGTGTGGTCCGGGGACAAGCGGCGCTTCGCCGAGGGGTCGCTGCGGTTCCGGGACCTGCCGATCCCGCTGACCTGGCAGAAGGCCAGCAGCGAGGGCCACGGCGGCTCCGTCGTGGTCGCCCGCATCGACGAGATCGAGCGGGTCGGCAACATGATGCAGGCCTCCGGGGTATTCCTCGCCACGCCGGAAGCCGACGAGGCGGTCGGGCTGGTTGCGCAGTTCGGCCGCTTCGGCGTGTCCGTCGACGCCGACGACGCCGAGTTCGACTTCGACGAGGAGACCTCCGAGATCACCTTCACCTCGGCCCGGATCGCGTCCGCGTCGATGGTGTCGATCCCGGCGTTCGCCGAGGCGTTCATCGCCCTCGGTGGCTGGTCCGACGGTGAGCCCGCCGTGGAGGCCGTCCCGCTGGACCCGGCGATGATGCCGGACGACACCGAGTGCGACCCGGACGCTCCGGACTACGAGGAGTGCCTGGCCCGGCAGAAGGAAGCCCCGGCCGCCGCCGGGGTGATGTTCGTCTCGGACAAGCCGTGGTCGGACTTCACCGCCGCCGACTACACCGACCAGCAGTGGAAGTCGGCCTGCTGCCTGCACGTCGCCGACACCATGAACAAGTCGGACCACAAGTTGCCGATCAAGGAGCCGGGTGGTGCGCTGAACCGGAACGGGGTGCACGCGGCGGCAGCCCGGTTCAACCAGGTGCAGGCCCCGGCCCCCGCGAAGGCAGCGGCCAAGCGGACCCTGCGCGGCGCGTACGGCACGCTCGGCGAGGACCCGCCGGACGTGTTGAAAGCGGCCGTCATCCTGCCCGAGCAGTTCAAGCGCGGACCCGGCTGGGTCACCAACCCGGTCGCCACCAAGCGTCTCCACGACTACTGGACGGTGCCCGGCCACGAGGGCTACGCCAAGATCGGCTGGGGTGTGCCGGGCGACTTCGACCGGTGCCGCGCCGAGGTCGGCTCAGAGATCGCCGAGAACTCCCCGGACAAGACCCGGTTCCTCAACCAGATATGCGCGCAGTGGCACCACGACGCGCTCGGCTACTGGCCGGGACGGCCGACCTCCGGGGACACCAGGCAGTTCGAGGGTGACCCGGCACCGGCGCTGACGCTGCTCGCGTCCGGCGGGTTCTGCGCACCGTCCGAGTGGTTCCAGGACCCGGTGCTGCCGGAACTGACCCCGCTTACCGTCACCGAGAAGGGCCGGGTCTTCGGCCACCTCGCCGGGTGGTCGACCTGCCACATCGGGTACGAGGACATGTGCGTCTCCCCGCCGCACAGCGCGTCGAACTACGCCTACTTCCGCACCGGCTCGGTCATGACCGACGCCGGGATGGTTCCGGTCGGCAACATCACCATCGGCGGCGGACACGCCTCACCGGGGCTACGACCGAAGGCAGCACTGGCGCACTACGACTCGACCTCCACGGCGGTCTGCGACGTGGCCGCCGGTGAGGACGAGTACGGGATCTGGCTGGCCGGGTGGGTCCGGCCCGGCACCTCCGACGAGCAGGTCGCCGCGCTGCGCGCGTCCGGCCCGTCCGGGGACTGGCGGCGGATCGGTGGCGAGATGGAACTGATCGCTGCCCTCGCCGTCAACGTGCAAGGATTCCCGGTGCCCCGGGTCGGGGTGCAGGACGCCGTCCAGGTCGCCCTGGTCGCGGCCGGTACCGTCGAGCGCCCGGAGCCGGTCGCGGCGCTGGACATGGACGCGCTGGCCGCCGAGGTGGAGCGCAACATCATGGCCCGCCAGGACCGCCGGAACCAGATGGCGGCGCTGGCTGCCCGAGTCGGAGGGTGAGCGATGGGGTGCAACTGCGGGAAGACGAAGTCGACCCAGAACTTCGTCTACACGAATCCGGCCACCGGTGCCAAGGTGATCTATCGCACGGAGGTCGAGGCGCGTGCCGCCCAGATCCGCAACAGCGGCGGGACGTACGTCGCTGTCCCGCGTTAGGTGGGTCGCGCAGTACCTGGCGGCCGTTGCGCTCGTCGCCGGTGTCATCGTCATTAGCCTGGTGCTCGGTGCTGCCCTGCTGGGCGTCGTGTTCCTGCTGCTGTTCCACGAATGACCTCCGCGTTTAGTCACTAAACCGACGCACCCGTTCCCAGACCCCTCTGAGGGGAGTACCGTCCGACGCAGATCATCACGGCGGCCTTGGTGCCCCGGCTGCATAGCGCGTAGCGCACAACGCCCGGACCACCCGTAGGAGCCACCGTGTTCGAGATCCTGAGCAACCTCGCGGAACTCAGCGACGAGCGACTTGCCGAATACGGCACCGAGGTCCGCGCCGCGTTCGACGCGCTCATCGCCGCCGAGTCCCCCACCACCGAGCAGATCGAGCAGGCCGAGGCGTACGCCGACGCCATCGACGCGGTCGAGACCGAGACGGCCTCCCGTGTCACCGCCGCCGAGGCGCTGGCCGAGCGCACCGCCGCGCTGCGCACCCGCTTCACCGAGGCACCGCCCGAGCCCGACCCCGCCGAGGCGGAGGCCGAGGCCAACGACGACGGCGAGAACGACAGCGGCGACGAGTCCGCACCCGAGTCCACCCAGGCCGCTGCCCGGCCCCGGGTCCGCGAACTCGCCACCCGGGTCCCCCGGCCCCGCGCCCCCGCCGCGACCCGGACCCCGGTGGTCATCACCGCCGCAGCCGACGTACCCGAGTTCTCCACCGGCTCCGCGCTGGAGTCGATGGCCACGGTCGGCACGGCCCTGCTGAACCGGATGCGCGGGTTCGGCACCCCGTCCGGCGACGGCAAGACCGAGAACCTCCAGCACTACGGGGTGGCCGCGTTCCGGCTGGACTTCCCGCCCGAACTGACCATCGACCGGCACTCCGACGACATGGAGGTGCTGACCTACGCGGGCCGCGAGGCTCGCCTGCCGGGCAACTCGCTGGTCGCCTCCGGCGGCTGGTGCGCCCCGTCGGAGACCCTGTACGACCTCTGCGCTGGCGAGACGACCGAGGGCATCCTGTCCGTGCCCGAGGTCAACGTGGCCCGGGGTGGCATCAAGTACACGTCCGGCCCTGACTTCTCGACGATCTACTCGGCCGTCGGGTTCTGCCAGACCGAGGCGCAGGCCATCTCGGGCACCGCCAAGACTTGCTTCGAGGTGCCCTGCCCGTCCTTCACCGAGGTCCGCCTCGACGTGTGTGGGCTGTGCATCAAGGCCCCGATCCTCACCAACTCGGCGTACCCCGAACTGGTCCAGCGTTGGCTGTCCGGCTCGCTGATCGCCCACCAGCACAAGATGAACGCCAAGGTCATCGCCGCGATGGCGACCGCCGCCGGTGCCGCCAAGGTCATCGCTGGCATCGGCACCACCGCCGGTGACACCCTCGGCGGGCTGGAACTGATCGCCGACGGACTGCGCCAGAAGTACCGCCTGTCGCAGTCGGCGACCCTGGAGGTCGTGGTCCCGTTCTGGGTGAAGGGCGCGATCCGCTCCGACCTGTCGAACCGGACCGGCACCTCCGGTGCGGAGGCGATCACCGACGCGCAGATCACGGCGCACTTCGGTGCCCGCAACCTGTCCGTGTCGTTCGTCTACGACTGGCAGGACCTGGCGACCCCGCCCGCAGTGGCCTACCCGACGACCTACCAGGCGCTGGTCTACCCGGCCGGGACGTTCATCAAGGGCACCTCGGACGTGATCAACCTCAACGCCGTCTACGACGCGGCGTCGCTCGCGCAGAACATCTACACCGCGCTGTTCTTCGAGGAAGGCGTCCTGGTCGCCAAGATGTGCAACGAGGCGGCCCTGGTCACCCTGCCGATCTGCAACGCCGGTCGCTCGGGTGCCGCGAACTTCACCTGCCCCTGACCGTGACGTAGCGGGCCGGTAAAGCGCCCCGGCCCCTACCGAACGAGAGGAGGCGGCGCATGACGGAGATGCTGGTCAGGCCGTCGTCGTTCGACTTCCCCGCCCCGGTCCGCCCGATCGGCACCCTCCTGGATGTGGCGAGCGTCCAGGAGGGGATCGGTTGGCTGGAACCGGGTGGGCTGGTCGAGTCCTACAACTGCCTCATCCTGGACTCGGCCGCCGTCTGGCCGTGCCCGGCTGTCACCTTGGCTGCCCCGGTTTCGACCGCGCCGTCGACGGTCACCTCCGGTGGCACGCTGGCCGCCGGGACCTACCGGGCGGTCATCACGGCGGTCAACGCCCGGGGCGAGACCATCGCCTCGGCCGAGCAGTCCCAGGTCACCACCGGTGCCGCGTCCACGATCACCTGGAAGTGGAACGCGGTCACCGGCGCAACGGCCTACAAGGTCTACATCACCGGCGTGGGTGGTGCCACGGGCACTGCGACGTACGCAGCCACCGTCACCGCCCCGACGGTCCAGTACGTCCAGACCGCACCGCGCACCGCCGGTGGTGCCGCACCGCCCACCTCGAACACCGCCACCACCCCCGCCAACAAGACCTTCGAGGCCCCCGGCTGGCAGGACGGCTTCCGGTTCGCGGTGTACGGCGGCATCAAGTGCAAGGGTCCCGGCTTCGACATGGCCGAGGCCGAGACCAAGACGCGGGCCGCTTTCGAGGCGATGGAGTCGGTCGGCGTCGAGCGGGCACTGATGAACACCCGGTTCGTCGACGGTGCGGCATGGGACCCGGCCACCGACCTGACCCCGGCCGGTGGCGCGGTCAGCGCGGCGATCGGCCTGGCGATGCTGGAGGGGGACGCGGCGTGCCGTTACGCCGGGACCCCCATCATCCATGCACCCCGGGCCGTCGCCTCGTTGCTGACCGGGTTCCAGGGTTCGGTGGTCCGGGAGGGCAACCGGCTGGAGACGAAACTGGGTTCGCTGGTGGCCGCCGGTGGCGGCTACGCCTGCCCCAACTCCAGCCCGCTCGGTGCCGCACCGGCCGCCGGTGAGGCGTGGATGTACGCCTCCGGCGCGGTGTCGGTGGCGCGCGGTGAACTGCTGATCAAGTCCGACATCGACCGGGACCAGAACGACGTGTACGTCCTGGCCGAGCGGGCCTACGTCGCGGCCGTGGACTGCTACACGGCAGCGGTGCGGGTGAAGGTCACGACATGACCAACGTGGTGGAGGTGCCCTTCGGCGACAGCCCGTCCGAGACGGCGACGCTCCTGCTCGCCGCAGCGGAGGAACTTGGCCGGGACGCCTCCGAGGTGCGAACCACGGCGGGCGCGTTTCTCGTCCCGCAAGAGATCGTCGAACAGGTGAGCGCCGAGCGGCCGGAGGAGACTCCACCGGCGCGGCCCAGAAGGTCCCGAGCAGCGGCCCAGGAGGAGTAAGTCATGGCTGGTAGCAAGTGCTTCGCCCTGGTGCGTGGCCGAGCCATGCGCGTCACCCGGCTGGACGGCTGTGGCGCAGTGGTGCTCGGCGCGACCTCCAAGGTGGTCTCGGACGGCTTCATCACCGTGGCGCTGACCGCGAACACCGACGAGGGCACCACCATCAGCGTCACCAACGCGGCAGGCAAGGTCTGCATCCTGGACGAGCCGTGCCCGCAGTTCACCGGCTACACCGTGGAGGTCGCGTTCTGCGGTGTCGACCCCGACCTGTACCAGTTGATGACCGGCCAGCCGGTCGTCGTCAACGCCACCGGTGAGGCGATCGGGTTCAAGATGAACTCCGACGTGGACGCCTGCGACTCCGGGTTCGCCCTGGAGGTCTGGTCGAACGTCCCGGCGGCGGTCTGCGAGGAGGGCGAGGGGCAGCAGTACGGCTACTTCCTCATCCCGTTCCTGCGCGGCGGCGTCATCGGCGACTTCACCATCGGCAACGACGCGGTGAACTTCACCCTGTCCGGCGCATCCAGCAAGGACGGCAACGCCTGGGACGTGGGACCGTACAACGTGATCAGCGGTGCGGGTGGTGCCCCGGCGAAGTTGCTGGAGGCGCTGGACCCGAACGACCACCTGCACGTCCAACTGACCTCGGTCGCCCCGCCCGACCCGACCTGCGGTGGTGCCGCCATCGGCGTCCCGGCCACCGGCGCGACCGCTGGCATCCCCGGCACGTTCACCCCGGCGAACTCCTACGGTCCGGCGAACTTCGCCTCCATGACGGGGGTCACCGCGAGTCCGGCCACCGCCTGGACCACCGGCCAGTACGTCGTGCTCGGCGACGGTTCGCTGGCGCACTGGACCGGCACGGCCTGGGCAACGGGGGCCAAGCCGTAGGAGTCTGGCATCAGCAGCCCCGAGCACCCGCATCGGTGCCCGGGGCT